AACTTGACCTCGAAGTGGTCTTCGCCAAGGTTTACCTTTTCAACCTTGATGTTCCACGGATAGCCCTCACCTTTGGCATTACGCGGCAGTTCAATGACAGGCGTTTTGATCTGATAGTCAGTCAGCGCGATGCCTGTGACCGTTTTGTCGAACACAACGTTGTAGGCAGAGCCCTGGGCCTGCACTGACACGCGAATCTGCAGGCTGCCGTTAAATGGCTGACCTTTTGCCAAGCCTTCAACAGCAGTTGAAAGCAAACGCGGGATCGTGAACAACAGCTGCACCGAATCAACTTCTGAATCGGTGATCTGCCTGATGACAGTGCCAGAGCCGTAGTCTCTTGCTGTTACCTCATCGCTGTCGTTGACTGTTTCGGAATAGTTTTGCCCAACTTGAACTGCAACGCCTGTGATTGTGGTTGTAGCGTTGCCTGCTTGCAGCAAGCGTGTTTGCCTGCGCCCGCCGAGGCGATAGTCAACGTCTACATCCTCAGTCGGGAAGTTTGGATCGTTGCCGGTGAACAGCGGAGTTTCGTCTAAAAAAATTTGCTCGTTAATGTCATCAAAGCCCGCAATCGGGCCTTCACACAGCAGGTCAACAAGTCGAACGCTAGAGGTCGAGTTAAGTGCCATGATTAACCAAAGCTAGGGTTGAAACCGTGCCGAATCCTCATAGTGGTGCTGCTGCTCACAGAGGCGTCTAAGATAGTTACATCTAGATTGTAAAAATCAATGTTCGACCCTTTGTTAGGGTTGAATTTGTGATAGTACCGATAAGAACTTGTTGATAGTCCTTGGATCGTAAAAGATTCTCTTGCGTGGATGTTGTCAGTGTGCAACCTGCGTGATTCAATCATGTACGAGATAAACCCATCGGTTTTTGTTGAGCCCGGACCGCTTACCTCGCGGAACAGGTTGACAACCTCAAGAACTACAAAATAGGTGTTCTCGTCTTTTGTTGGCCCTTCATTGAACTCAAGGCGAAAATTATTTGCGGCAATAAGCTTGTCGTCCTTTTTTGGTGCTGTAAATACATCTGCTGTTGATGATCTATTGAGCTGAAAGTGGACAAAGTTCCAGCGGGCCATGCCGTCACGGCGTGTCCCCAGCTCTAGCTTGTTGCCGTTAACCGTCACCGTATCGTTGCTCGGCGTTCTGGTTGCTTTCTTGATCGGGTCAGACTCATCAGCAACGTCAACATCCGCCGAGATGACGTGCGAACCGATCAGCACCTTGCCGTAGGCAACCGGGATAGTTGCGCCAACGCCGACGGTGTTTTGTGCTCCGAGATAGGCGTAAGACTGCTGACCATTAGCGCCGCGATTGACTGACTCTGGCCGCGTTGCCTGGAACTCGCCCCGAGTGCTTACGCCTCCGTTTGGCAGCTCAGGCTGTGGCGACAGCATCTGCGTCACACCGCCCAGCACCATGCTTGCGCCAACAACTGACAGCGCCGTGCCGATCGCAGTAGCGTTCAGGACCGCAACAGACGAAACGCCGACGATGCCAGCACCACCAGCACCAAACAAACCAGTGGTGCCGAACAAGCCAGCGCCAGGAAAGAAGAACGACGCAGCGATCAGGCCAATACCAGCCAGGATCTGACCAGCACCGTCCTGACCAACCAACACAGGCGTAACGATCAGATCGTTCTGACCGATAGGCAGGTGCAGATCATCAAGGTTCAGATCAACGCCAGCCTGCAGAACGCGGTAACCGATGCCGCTTTCGTGCGCTGCGATTAGCTCAGTCCTAAACGCTGGGTAGTTGATGCACAGCAGCTTGATGGCATCAGCAGGCGTGCGGAGGTTTTGATAGACGTGTTCAGCGCCATACCGCTCGCCTAAATCACCTAGCAGTCGGACGACTTGCTGCATATCGGAAGACCGCCGCGACCCTTGCCAAATAGTATCTGCTCAGCGGAATCACCGCACTTAGCGAATCACGTTGCTGGTGCAATATCCGCTCGTCGGGCAACAGAACAGCAGCGTGCATCGGAGTGCGAGTCGCGATTCTCATGATCAGCACATCGCCAGGCTGTCGGGTCTGCATCGTGACCTGTTGAAAGCCGATGCGCTCGGCCTCTGCAAGGAAGATACTTTCACAGGTTTGAGTGCTTTCTGGCCGCTCGTAGTCCGGCAGCTCAACGCCCTGCAGCTTGAACCAATCGCGCACGAGCGTAAAGCAATC